ATGAGCCAGGATCTAAACACGGAAATCGAATTACTCCGCCAGCGGATGCAGGCCCAGACCTACGGCATCCGCACGGGTCTGGAACATCTGGAACAGTGCATCGACGCCGAAAAAGCGGGGGCCTTACAGCACATCCGGCAGGTCGCCTTGAAGCTCGAAGCCAACCGATCGGAGATCGCCGACGAGCTGGAGGCCTTGAAAGCCCTGCTCTCGGGACAAGTTGGGACAATGCGGGACAGCACGGGACAAGTCGCGGTCGAGGCGCCGAAGCCGCCGCCGATTGAGCAGCGGCATTCCTGGCAGCGGATCTTGGAAAAGGCGGCAGCCGAATGAACAAGGACAAGCGGCGCAATTGGGAGCAAATGCCCTTTAACGCTCGGTGGCTGACCGTGCCTTTGGAGGATCAAAAAAACATTGATCTCGCGCGGTTCGCGACATGGCTGCGGGTCAACGCCCGCTTGATGGACATGCCGAACCGGCGTCAGGCGCACCAGACGATGACGGCCATCCGGCAAGAGATCGGGCGGCGTAAGGCGGCGCGGTTGCTTCGGTTAAGCGAGGCAAAGCGCAAGGGATGGCGGCAGCAGGGGGCCGAGGCATGACCAGCAAAATCGACATGAGCGACGAAACCTACGACCTCCTAGCCGAGATCAAGGAATTTCTGGAGGGCCAAGCCGACGCGGAGATCAACGCGATGGGCGCTCTGGTCCCTAACGAGGCTATGCGCCTGCTCAAGCAGGTGAAATTTCAACTGACAAATTCGAGGCTGATCGCATGACGAATGATCAATGGATCGCATGTTGCGCCTTAACGGGCGTGTGGATACTCGCCGGATCTTTGATCTGGCTCAATAGCCTGACGCCCAGGGAGCCGCGCAAATGAAAACCGCTCTGCTGATCGCCAGCCTTGTCTTCGTGTCCCCAGCGTCCGCCATGGAGACATGCTGCTGGCAGTACGACAACGCCAAGCCTGCACCCGTGATCAAGCATCACGTTTCGCAGCCGAAAAAGACCAAGACCACAAAGCCGAAGCGCAAAAAGACCTACGCCAAGAAAGCCGCGCCGAAATCCAGCGGAACCGCCGTCATGGCGGCAGAATACAGGGCCGAGGAGGTCACGCACTGCGTCCGCCCGGTCAAGGTCGTCGGATCTCAGGATGTCCGCGAAACCGCCGCCGAGGACAGCGCCAAAAAGGCGTGGGCCGAGGAAGTGCGCTGGGCACACGGCGAGGCGTTCATGGATATTCAGAACGCCAAGGACTACGCCTCCCGCTGCTCGCGGTCATCTATCGGCGAGATCGCCGGTCAAACCTTTAGCCGGTGCGAGATCGTCGCGACGCCGTGTCGGCCCGGAATGGTCAAGGGGGCCACACGCTGATGTCAATTTGGAATGATCCGAAAATCGATGCCCGCCTCGCCCAGCTTTGGGAGGAGGGGTTTAGTTGTGAGAAGATCGCCCGGACCATGACCGCCGAGTTTCGGTGGAAGACCGGCAAGCCGATCACCAAGAACGCCGTCATCGGCCGGGTCCATCGCCGGGGCCTGCCGATGCGGGGCTGGGCCGCTAATGGCCAGATGAGCGTGATCATGAAGCGCGCCAAGGCCGGGAAGGCGTTTAAGCCGGGGCCACAGCCCAAGAACGGCCCGCCTAAACGCCAGAGAAAGCCACAGGCGCCGTTTCAGGGCTTCCCCCTAGCGGAGATCCCCCCGGACCCCAAACGGGCGTCTCCGGTCTCCTGGGCCGATTTAACGGACAAGATGTGCAAGCGGGTGATCGGCGAAGTCGGCAAGGGTCATAAGCACTGCGGCCAGCCGGTCATTCCCGGCCAGGCTTGGTGCCCCGCCTGCCGCACAGAGGTTTACATGCCGATTGAGGTGTCACGGCGTAGACGGGTGAGGATTAACGAAACCGAGCAGAAAATCGCCGAGGTTCGCAAACTCATGGAGCAATTCGGGTGAAAAGGGAGCAACAGGAGGAAATTGAGTTTCTTCCCGCAACCAAAGCCGCAAGGGCTCTTGGCATGTCGTTGGTTACGCTAAGGCAATTCGCCGAGGCTGGCAAGATCGAGGCGTATCTAACCCCAGGCGGGAAGTGGCGATACAACGTCCGGGGCTTTCTGCGGATCGCCCAGGCGGCGACGAAGGCCCGCTGCGAGCGCAAGGCGCGGGCGGGGCAAATGGATCTTTTCGAGAAGGGGGCCAAAGATGGCAAAGACGAAAGCGAAGCCCGCGAAGCCGGAGGCGTACTCTGAGCGGGCCGATCAGATCGCCCATCAGTGCTATGCGCTTTATCAAGCCGGGCAAGATGAGTTCAATTTGTTCCTGCTGGCCGCCACGCTCGGGATAACCTGGGGTTACGACCGGGGCTACAAAAAGGGGGCGTCGGACGCCAAGCGCGGCAGCAAAAATGGCGTGCGTCAACATGTCGCAGAAACGAAGCGACTTTCCTCTTGACGCCTTGATTTTATTAAACTTTTGCGTTGACAAACCGGGCAAACTATCACAATTCTCAACGCTATGCAACACAAAAACGCCATTAGCCGCTTGAAACGTCTACCGAAAACCGGTAAAGTCTCAATCGGTTGCAATTCTCGTCGTGGCCGCCCTGACCAAGCGATCAAGCCATACACGATAAGCGCGACTGCATTTCTCGTCAAGGGCCTCGACCTGGGGGCCGCCGCATCGGGATTTGCTCGGGGGTACGCGACACGGGGCTCGGCGCTTGGGAAGGCGTCGGGCCCTTTCGCGTTTGAGAGGGGACACGCATGACACTTGTTCGGATCTACTATCACAGCCAGATGGAACCGGCCCCGGCCCAGCTCGGGACGCCGCGCGAGCCCTATCTCGGGCGCTCTGTCCTTGACGTAGATCAAACGCCGGTCAGCAGCGATCCGGCGCCGGCCAAGGCGACTGTGGCCCTTGTCCAGACGACCGGCCCGGTTCACATCGAGGTCTGCCCGCCGCAAAGGGAAATGATGGCCGATGAGCAGTCCCCGATCCTTGACGGGGAAAAGGTTTATCTCATAGGCCCGGAATGGTTTTTTAGCGTGCGGGAGGCCGAATAATGGCCAAAAAGCGGGAGGTTTCTAAGGCAAGCGAACCCGTCAATAAAGGCGGTCGGCCGCGCGTCATCTTCGACGATGAGGAAACCCTTAACAAATTGAAAACCTTAGCTGCTGGGCAGCATACGCAACTTGAGGCTGCCGCGATGCTGGGCGTTTCGCTCGCGACGTTCGAGGGGTTTTTGAGGTCGTCCGCGAAAGCTCGCGAGGTTTGGGACGAGGGCCGGGGACACGGCCAGGGCTCGCTGCGCCGGATGCAGTTCGTCGCCGCGGAAAAAGGCTCGGTCCCGATGCAGATTTGGCTGGGAAAACAGTATCTCGCCCAGAAGGACAAGGCCGAGGTCGAGAACAAGCACGAGATCGGCGAGAGCATCAAAGAGCTTTGGGCCGCGCTGGGGGCGCAACGGCGGGGGCTGATCGATGGCACTTGAGCCCTGGCAGGAGGCGTGGACGAAATCGCCGCTCGATCCCTTGGCGTTTGTCGAGGGCGTGCTCGGCGTGCAGAGCCTGGAGCCGTGGCAACGGGAGGCCCTGACAGCCCTACGGGACGGGCACAAGCGGTTGTCGATCCGGTCGGGGCATGGCGTGGGCAAGACGACCTTCCTCGCGTGGCTGGTCCTGTGGGGCCTGACGTGCTTCGGGCCGGATACCAAGATCCCCATCGCGGCGGGCTCGCAAGACCAGCTTCGGGACACGATACAGCCGGAAATCGCCAAGTGGCGTGAGCGCCTGCCGCCGCTGTTGCGGGATTTGGTCAATGTGGACACGGAAAAGGTTTCGTTCGCCCTCGATCCGCAAAGCGCCTTCGCGGTCTTCCGAACCGCCTCCAGAGACAATCCGCAGGCCTTGGCCGGGTTTCATGCTGAAAACCTTATGTTTTTGCTCGACGAGGCGTCGGCGATCCATGAGGCGGCGTACGAGGTCGCGCTTGGCGCCCTTTCGACGCCAGGGGCAATTGTTGTGCTGACCGGCAACCCGACCAAATCATCGGGCTATTTCTACGACACGCACACACTCCTACGGGAGAGCTACTACACGATGCGGGTGTCGAGCGAAGATGTCGCCCGCGCTCGCGGCCATATCGACGACGTGATCACCCGCTTTGGGGCGGACAGTAACGAATATCGGGTGCGCGTTGCGGGGGAATTCCCGACTTCCGATGACGTAACCGTGATCCCGCTGCATTTGGTCGAGGCGGCCTTAAAGCGCGAGGTCCAGCCGATGCGGGTGATGCCGGTCTGGGGGCTCGACGTGGCCCGCTTTGGCGACGACCGCTCGGCTTTGGCCAAGCGACGTGGGAATGTCCTGACTGAGCCGATCAAGGTCTGGTCCAATAAGGACACGATGACCTTGGCGGGGTTGATCGTGCGCGAATGGGACCTAACGGAGATCGACGACCGCCCGCATGAAATCCTCGTCGATGTCATCGGTATTGGTGCTGGGGTCGTGGATCGCTTGGACGAACTGGGCCTGCCGGTGCGCGGCATCAACGTGTCGGAAAGCCCGTCGGTCGACGATCAATATCTCAGATTGAGGGACGAGCTTTGGTGGAAGGCGCGGCAATGGTTTGAGGCCCGCGACTGCAAGATCGAGGCGGATCAAGCCCTGATCGCCGAGCTAACGGCGCTGCATTACAAATTCACGTCTTCGGGCAAGCTTCAGGTCGAGAGCAAGGCGGATGCGAAAAAGCGCAAACTCCGCTCGCCCGACCTTGCCGACGCCTTCGTGCTGACGTTCGCGGCGGATGACCGGCAGCGGATGCTCAAGGATCGGCATCGCAGACAGGAGGCACGGCAGACCTCGCCGTGGGCAGCATGAAGCAGCCAAAGATGGTGCAGCGGGGGACGATCCTTCCGATTGCCGAATACGACGATGGGTCGGTCGGCTTGGCCTGGCCGGGCTTGCTCCATGCGCCCGCCGCAGCTTGGCAACGTATGGTCGATACCTCCATGTCGCCGGATCTCAGCGAAGCCGATCTGGAACAGATGTCCCGCGATAGCTTTGACGCGGCCGGCCTTGCGATGACGGGAGGCCTCGGCGCTGCGGGTCTTGGCATGGTGGACAATGCGTTAGGATCAGCAGGGGGAAGGCTGGCGAAGGGTCAAGCGCCGCTCTGGCAGCGCATTGGTGAAATCGAGCGCACAGTCCCCGATGAACTGGCACGCGGTCTCGACGATTGGGTCGGCGGTCCTGTGGATACGGTCGACCGCGGCCTATCTGGCGGCATCATGCGACCCGACACGCTGGAAAGCATACCGCTGGAGCGGCTTGACGAGATGGCCGCGCCGTTCCGAGAGGCGCTGCGGGCTGAATATGGCGATACCGTCAAGGCATATCGCGGGGAAAGTGGCGGGGGTCAATCGGAAGGCCGCAAGAACCTCCTGGGATCATACACAACGGATCGCAAGGTGGCGGAGCGTTTCGCGGGCGTGCC